ATGCTTCGTCCTATAGGCATTAGGTTGCCTGTAACTGAAGGGGAAACAGTTATGAAAGAGCACAACAGTAAATTGCTTAAGGTTCTGGAAGAAGCTCTGAAGGAAACGCGGAAGCTGGCCAAGGAGCAGGAAAAGACAGAGCTTTTGGAACAGACCGTTCAGGCCAAGGACTATTGGCGAGTGATCGTTGCCCTGCGCCGATGCCGATTGATCCTTGAGGACCTGCTGCCCCACCTCCCCAAAGACAAGAAGGAGGAAGTGCTGATCTACATGAACGCCATTGGCGGGGTCGAGCAGGACGCCAGCGTCTATGCCAAAAGCGACTACCTCTATGAATTTGTCGTCAAGAAGCCAGCGACAAGGCCGATCTACCCCAAAATGACCGGAAAGAAGGGAGGCAAGAAATGACTAAAGGCATTAGCAACAGACTAGGCGTAGCCGCCCTGATCCTCATCGCACAAGCTCTCATGTTCGCAGTACAAGCCTACGCGCAGGCGTGGTTCTCCGGCGAATGCACCATGCAGAACGGGGAAAAGATCGCCGTATTCGTCTCTGGCGGGGAGGCGAGAATTTCATACAACGGCGAAACACCTCACATGGCTTTTCCTGAATATAAGGATGGCGTCATGTCGGTCGTCCACATCGGCGGCAGGGCCAGCTTCATCCTCTCCATGACCGTCTCCACTGGCCGAGCCTATGGCATCATGATCACCGACCAAGGAGGACGGCACGAATACAACGCCATCTGCAAGACAGATGTGGGGAGGCGCTGATGAGAATTGATCCCGTAATCCAGAGGGAGCTTGATCTGCTCCCCGTCCCCTACACGATCAAAAAGTCCAAGGATCACTACTTCGCCGTCATTGATGGCCACAAGCCGATCTGCATCGGCGGTAATCACGATAAGACCAGATGGCGGCTGACCAAGATAACAGTCTCTTCACTGAAAAAGATTCGCAAGGCGCTAGATGAAAATGCTGCAACTTGATCCGCCGATCCCGGTCGTCACGCCAAACGGCAAAGCCGTGGCGCACGTCCTGATCGACTATGGACCCGAACACGATCTGATCTGGGTCTGCTTTCAGAGGAACGGAGAAATCTGGTGCTTCAGAAATCAGGACGTTCGGGCAGATGAGAACGTCACCTTTGGGCGCCCCAGCGCGGAAAGGAAGGACACATGAGCCGTAAGCACAGAAACTCAGACAGCATCAGTCAAAGTTACGACAGCCCGCAGCCAAGGCTTACGACGCTCAGGGCTATAAGGAAGGCCAACAGAATGCGGGAGGAGCTTTCCGGCGAAACAGAAAAGAAAGCCAGAAGCTCAGTGACGCTGCCCAAGTTTAGCTGGGATAAAAAAGCAAACACTTAAATATAACGAAGGAAACTGCTATGAAAACCAAAATGCAAATGCAACCCAAAGACCCAATCTGCCTCGATGATTGTATGTACCCTGTCGTAGAGAAGGCCGTGGATTCTATCCGGGCTGCATGGATGAAGTCTCTGATTCAAGCGATTACTGCAACGGGAACCGATCACGCCTATGCCGAATTCGGCCTGACTACCGAAGACGGTCAAGATTTAGACTCGGATATCTTGAGGGTGCATTTGGCCATCGGCCTTGAAGAGTGCGAACCCACATGGAACGTGTCGCTTCGGGACTGCGTGACGCAAACGGTAGATTGGTACTCTGACGATGAAGGCAAAGTGAGCGACGAGCCCGATGTCGTGATGGTGAAAAAACTGCGCGATATGTTTCAGGAATTGGCTGACAAACTTAATCAGGCCCTGCCGGAAGGGGACATGAAGCCATGACCCCCGACACCATCCACTTCATCTACCCCGTCACAGACCTGACAAGGCCGTTCTCATACCTGAACGCCCTCGCCGTCCGCATGGCGGCAAAAGTCCAGAACCCGGATCGCATCCTGTTCTGGACCAACGCCCCGCCAGAAAGCATCGCCTACTGGGATGACATCAAGGACCTCGTCACCGTCATCCCGACCGCCGTCCCGACCGAGTTCCGGGGCCAGCCCATCAAGTGGCCCCAGTACGCCGCCGATGTCATGCGCCTGCAAATCCTGCTCGCCCACGGCGGCATCTACATGGATACAGACATCCTGCTGCTGAAGCCGCTGCACGAACACTTGGGCGACAAGCTCGTCCTGTCGTGGGAAAATAAAGCCGAGACATCCATCAGCAATGCGCTGATGATCAGCCCGCCTAATAACGAATTGATCCGCTGCTGGCTTGATGTCATGCCAATCGCCCTCGCATCACCCACTTGGGCCTATGGCGGGGTCATCGCGCCAGTCACTCTTGCGAAAGACAGGGACTTCAAGCCATACAGAACACTCCTGCCCAACACGTTCTGCTGCCCGCTCAACCTCTCTCGCCCTTGGCTGTTTGACCCTGCCGTGGCTGATGAGGCCGAAGCCCTGTCAAAAGACGCCACAGCTATCCATGTCTTTGAAACTTACTGGCGGGATCGGGTAAAAGACATAGACCATGATTATGTGCAAAGGACAGACGATCTGTTTTCGCGGATCGCCAGAAAGCATCTAAGGTAATTACATGGCTATTCTTCAGCTAGACGGTCAAAACCTGGACATCGACAAGCAACTGCTGGAACTGGACAAGACTGACTGCGAAGATAGTCTTTATCTGTTCCTGAAAAACGCTTGGAAATACATTGACTCGTCGCCCTTCGTTGAGGGATGGCCCATTGAAGCCGTGGCTGAACATTTGCAAGCCGTAGCTGATGGCGACATCAAGCGCCTGATCATCAACATTCCGCCGCGCTGCGCCAAGTCATCGCTCGTCTCCGTCGCCTATCCGGCATGGACGTGGGCCCAGCCGTGGAACACGCCCACCAGCGGCCCCGGCGTGCAGTTCCTCACCGCCTCCTACGCCCAGCAGCTTTCACTGCGCGACAGCGTCAAGTGCCGCCGCCTGATTGAAAGCCCGTGGTATCAGACGCTGTGGGGCGAAAAGTTCAAGCTGACCGGCGACCAGAACACCAAAACCCGCTTTGACAACGACCAGAATGGCTCCCGTCTCAGCACCTCAGTCGGCTCCGCCCTGACCGGCGAAGGCGGCAACGTCATCATTGTGGACGATCCCAACGCTGCACAGGAAGCATTCTCCGAAGCCACCATCCAGTCCACTATCGAGTGGTGGGACAACGCCCTGTCTACCCGACTCAACGATCCAAAAACAGGCGCGTTTATCGTTATTCAGCAGAGACTTAGCGAACAAGACCTCACTGGTCACATCTTGGCCAAGGATTTCGGCTCGTGGACGCACCTCTGCCTGCCCATGCGCTACGAATGGCAGCGTCACTCCCACACATCTATCGGCTGGAACGACCCTCGCGGTCTGGATGACAACGATCAGCCTCTGGTCGAGGTCACTTCTGACGGGGAGCGCGTGCCTGTCAGCCCCGAAGCCCAGATTGAACTGGAAGATCGTGAGGGCGCCCTGCTCTGGCCGGAGCGGTTTGGCGAGCGCGAAGTCAATATTCTGGAAAAACAGATGGGCCCGTGGACTGCCGCAGGCCAGTTGCAGCAGCGCCCGGAGCCAAAGGGCGGCGGCATCATCAAGCGCGAGTGGTGGCAGCCGTGGGAAGGCAATGTCTACCCCAACATGGACATGATTATCGCGTCCCTGGACACCGCCTACACCACAAAAACCGAGAATGACCCTTCCGCAATGAGCATCTGGGGCGTCTTTACCTCCGATGTGACCGTCATGGGGGCCAACCACGCCGGGGCCCGGCACGGACAGGGCCGCGTCGAGATGGCCCGCAACTACACTGAAACCCAGCCAAGGGTCATGCTCATGTATGCCTGGCAGGGCCGGTACGAATTGCACGATCTGGTCGCCCGCGTGGCCGAAACCTGCCGTGATTACAAGGTCGATCAGCTTCTGATCGAGAACAAAGCCGCCGGTTATTCCGTCGCGCAGGAAATTCGCAGGCTGTTTGGAGCCTCCCGCTTCGGTGTAACCATGTTTGACCCCAAGTCGCAGGATAAGCTGGCCCGCCTCTACAGCATCCAGCACCTTTTTGCCGAGGGACTGGTCTTCGCGCCGTTCAAAAGCTGGTCTGAAATGGTCATCACGCAGGTCGGGCAGTTCCCCAAGGGCAAGCACGACGACCTCGTGGACACCGTCTCCATGAGCCTGCGCCACCTGCGCGACAGCGGCCTCATCCTGCGGTCGGAGGAATGGTCAGCGGAGCTTGAATCCAGTCTTCGGTTTGACGGAAACAATAATCTGGACCCCCTTTACCCGGTTTAGTCCACTTTTCCGGGGGTTTATGCTATATTTCCCCCGGAGGTCATGATGACTCAAGTGCTTGCCAACGCTGTTGTCGATGTAATTCGCCCCTCTAACCCTCGCGGATTGGGGCTGTTCAAGGTTGAAGTCTGGGGCAAGGCCCCAAATGACTATGTGCGCCTCTATGAAATAGAAGCAAAAAACGATAACATCGCTGCGCAAGAGGGCATTCGCCGGTTCGTGGCCGAAATTTCAAAACTTGTTGAGCAAGGGAACTAACTCATGCCTGCAACGCCGGGACTCGTCCCAAATATCCGGCTGGATCAGCCGCAAGACGAGGAAATCCTTGGCGATGATGTCGTTGTAGAGATCATTGAAGGGGATAATGATGGCTCAGACGACCCGGCAAACCTTCTGGAGATTGAACATCCAGATGGCTCTATCTCTATTTCTCTGGATGGCAGGCCGATTGAGGAAAAAGCCACTTCAGCCGACCGCTCCTCGTGGTTCAGAAACCTTGCCGAAGAAATAGAGCCCGGCGTTCTGACCATGATCGCCTCTGATTTGCTTGAAGGCGTCAGGGACGACATCGACAGCCGCAAGGATTGGATTGATGACCGGGCGCAGGGCGTCAAATTGCTCGGTCTGAAGATTGAAGTTCCGAATACGCAAGGAACTGCGGACGGCGCTCCGATTGAAGGCATGAGCAAGGTGCGCCATCCGCTGCTTCTTGAGGCCGTCTTGCGGTTTCAGGCCAATGCGCGCTCGGAAATGCTGCCGACAGACGGCCCGGTCAAGATTCGCAACGACAGCAACCAACCGACGCTGCCGCAGGACATGCTGGCGAACGCACTTCAACGCGATCTTAATCATTATCTGACCGCGACCGCGACAGAATACTATCCCGACACCGACCGTATGCTGTTTATGCTCGGTTTCGGCGGGACGGCGTTCAAAAAGGTCTATTTCTGCCCGCTCCGCAATCGCCCTGTCAGCGAAACGGTAGACGCGGACGATCTGGTCGTCAGCAATGACGCCACGGACCTTTCAAACGCCAAGCGCGTCACTCACCGCACCTATGTTCGGCCCTCGACGGTCAAGCGGCTCCAGATTTTGGGCGTTTATCGCGACATTGATCTGTCCACGCCCAAGGAAGCCGACCGCGACAGCTATCAGCGCGAGATTGACGCCCAGCAGGGCATCAAGTCCGAGACGTTCAAGCCCGATGACCGGGATCGCGAGCTTTATGAGTGCTATTGCGAGCTTGATATTCTCGGCTTTGAGCATCGCTACAAGGGCAAAATCTCTGGCCTGGAGGTGCCCTATCGCGTGACCATTGATGTTTCGTCGCGTGAGGTGCTGTCCATCGTTCGCAATTACAACGAAGACGATCAGGAATTGCCGACCGCTCGCGAGACGTTCGTGAAGTACACGTTCGTTCCTGGCATGGGCTTCTACGACATCGGTCTGCTTCACATTCTCGGCAACACGACAAACGCAGTCACGGCGGCATGGCGCGAACTCCTCGACGCTGGCATGTACAACAACTTCCCCGGCTTCCTGATGGCAGACACGGGCGCGCGGCAAAACACAAACATCTTCCGCATTCCTCCCGGTGGCGGGGCCTTGGTCAAGACGAACGGGATGCCGCTGAGCCAGGCGATCATGCCGCTGCCGTACAAGGAGCCGTCTGGCGCCCTGATGAGTCTGGTGACGCAGATCGCTGACACCGGAATGCGCGTTGGCGGCATCTCTGAGGCCGAGGTGGGCGAGGGCAAGGCGGATGCGCCGGTCGGCACAACGCTGGCTCTGATCGAGCAGGCGACGAAGGTGCTGAACTCCGTTCACAAGCGGATGCACACCTCACAGGCCAAGGAGTTTCAGCTTCTGGCGCAGTGCTTCCGCGAAAACCCGGAAAGCTTCTGGCAGCGCAACAAGCGCCCGGCCTATAAGTGGGACGAGAAGACGTTCCGCGATGCCTTGGACAATTATGAGTTTGTTCCGCAGGCCGATCCGAACACGGCTTCGCAGTCGCAGCGTCTGATGAAGATCGCTGCTCTGAAGCAACTGGCCACCGCTACGCCGTCTCTTTATGACCCGATTGCAGTGGACACTGCCGCGCTTCAGGCGCTTGGCTGGTCTAACCCGCAGCAGTTCATGGTTCCTCCGCAGGCGCTGGCCGAGAAGCCGCCGCCGGAAATGCTCAAGGCGATGGCCGACATCGAGAACAGCAAGTCCAATGCTGCGGCTCGCATGATGGACAGCCAGACCCGCGCCAAGGAAATCGACGCCAAGATTGCGGACGATCAGGCGCGCTTTGCGCTGGAGGCGGAAAAGAGCAAGAATGGCATGTCGGACAAGATGATGGATGCTCACAACGACCATCAGAACCGCATGTCGCAGGAGCGCATCCAGTTGATTGATCTGGCGCAGGATATTCTCCAGCACCCTGAAAGCGTGGCGATGATTGAACCGCTCATCCGGCCCGCTCTTGAAGAAATTTACGGCGTTCCGCCTAAGCCTGGAGGCCAATAATGGCTGAATTCTCTCCCGTTACGGCCCGTCGCAGGTCGCTGTACGTCCCCGAAGACACTGCGTCCTATGTCGAGGCTGAAGAGGCTCGCCGTAACGCGCCGCCGTCCGCTTACGAGATGATGAAGCGCGACACGGTCAAGAAGGTGTACGACGAGACACTGCGCGCTACCGGCAACGAAGAGATGGCGCTGAACCGCTCGCGTCTGGTCGCCAGCCGCATCGGCGTTGGCGAGAACATCTGGCTTGGCATTGTCGCCCCGGAGGCCGCTCTTGCTGGCGCGGGTCGTCTGGTCGGCGCTGCCACGCGGGCGTTTGGACGCGGGAGCGAAGCAGCCGCACCTTCTCTGCGTAATGCCTTGACCGCAGAAGAACGCCTGGCGCTTCCTCCTCCGCGCTCCGGCCCGGCAATTGAGATGCCGCCTCCCCGTCAGGCCCCGCCTCCTGCGCGCGATGTCAGGTCTGCGCCGGATGAGATGGCTCGTTTTGAAGGCGAAGGTGGCCGGACGGCTGACGAGATTGCGGCTCATCGCCAAGCCGTTATGGACCGTATTGCTGCCCAGCGCGCGTTTGAGCAGCGTCAAATGTCCACGCTCGAGGGCGAGGGCGGGGTTACTGCTGACGCCGTTGATCTGGCCCGTCGCATGGCCGCCGCTCGCGCAGAGGCCGACGCTGCCCGCCGTCAGAGCGATGTGGCTCGTTTTGAGGGCGAAGGTGGGCCGACAGGAGACATGGTCGAGCGCGCCCGTCAGATCGTGCGCGCCCGCATGGAGGCGCAGGCCGCTCGCCGTGAGATGGAACTCGCTCGGATGACCGACGAGGGTGGCGGCATGGCAATGACCCGCCCGATGGAAACCGGCGTTCCGCCGCGCTCGGCCTCTGCGCCGCGTTCGGTTGAGGGCGACGTAATTCCGCCCGCGCCGCTGTTTACCCGTATTGGCGAGTCGTATTACGGCCCGCTGGCGACCCGCCCTGGCTCCGCCATGACCGCCCCCGGCCCGATGATTGAGGGCACTGTTGGTGGCCGCACAGCAGGCGGCCAATTTTTTCGTAATAATGAAATAGGGGAAAGATTACAAGAACTTGCTGCTACCACTTATCTTGCTCCAGCAGCACTTGCTGCTGTTGATTACTATACCAACAACAGATTTGGAGGAGGTGCGACCGCAT